GGGGGCGTGCCGCTCCCCCGGGGGGGCGGGCGTGGCCCCACAAATCCACGCGGGAGGGGGGGCGGGGGGGGGGGGGCGTGGGGCGTGGAGCCATCGCCGCCGATGTCGATGGTCGACCATCGCCTTTTGCGGCGAGGCGGTCCGCATCGTCAGAAATGACGCGACCGGATCCGCACGCCCCCCGCCCCACGCCCCACGCATCACGCCCAAAACGGGTTTGACAAAACGGCCGCGGCCTGTTAGATTTGCAGCCGGGGAAGGACGCGCCACCGGCCAAATGCGGTGGCATGATGGGCGATAGCAATTCTAGCAGCCTCTTCGGCGCCTCGTCCCGCCGCCCCGCCGCCCCGCCGCGCGTTCGATGGATGATACAGCACGACCTTTGCCAGGTTCTCTCGATCGAACAAGCCTGCTTCGAGTACCCCTGGATGGAGGCCGAGTTTGTACGCGTGCTGCGACAGCAAGCTTGCATCGGCATGGTCGCGGAGGCCGACGAGGACGTCGCCGGCTATCTGATTTACGAGTTGCGGAAGACCAGCATTGAGGTGCTTAACATCGCGGTCAAGCCCGAGCGACAGCGCCAGGGCATCGGGCGGGAAATGCTGACCCACCTGACCCGGCGCCTTTCACACCCCGGCCGCAAGTGGATCACGTTTCAGGTCGGCGAAAGCAATCTTCCCGCCCAACTTTTTCTCCGCGCCAACGGCTTTCGAGCCGCGCGAATCCTGCGCAAGTCATACCAGGACAGCAGCGAGGACGCCTACCTAATGCATCGCGTCCTGGCTCTTTCGCAATCAGGAGCAACCCGATGACCTACAACGGCCGGAAAATCCCCGAAGCGAAGAAGGCCGCTTTGAAAGCCTACTTGGCCCGCATCATGCAGGAGCCGGCCGGACCGGCAAAACGCCGTCGCCTAATCTTTACCGCGGTCCAATACGAGACCTTCTTTGCCATCTGCCTGGCCGTCCTGATGACGGCCGGCGTCGCCGCCAGTTTTGGATTCCGCGGACGCCTCGCCGAACGCCGCGCCGCCCGCCAGGAGCGCCGCGCGCCGGCCGCCGCCACGTTGGTCGCCGCCCAGGATGCACCGCTACAAACGGCGATGATGGCCACCACCAACCCGCCCTGCCAATGCGGGCCGAACGGTTGCCCGCCGCCGGCCGCATCGCCGGAAACGCCGATGATGGCCACCAGCCTCCTGGCCTTTGGTTCCGATTCGTGCCCGCCGTGCCAGGCGATGCGGCCGATCATTGCGCGGATCGCCGCCGCCGGCTATGAGGTCCGCAAAATCGACGTTGCCATGCAGCCCGTCGAGGCCGCCGCATACCATATTTCGGCCGTGCCGGCATTCGTGGTGATCAACGCCGCGGGCAGCGAATTGGACCGCGTCGTCGGGGTGACCAACCGCGAACGCCTGCTGCGACGATTGACCCTCCCCGCGGACCGTGGACCGTGGACCGTGGACCGTGGACCGTGGAGCGGGGACCGTGGGCCGTCCGCCGCACGCCCCACGCCCCACGCCCCACGCTTGTTCGAGATCCCCGTAGAGGCTACGGTGGCGTCGACAACCGCACAGCCGGATTACCTCGGCGAAGTGAGCAACGCTGCAAGGCGTCACCCGATCATCAAGTTTTTGCGATGGCTGTTCCACCATCGCCGACCGTGCCCGCCCTGCCCGGTCCCAACGCCACCTGGGCCGACACCGCCGCCGGTCGTCGACCCGCCCGTGACGCCGCCAGACGTCGATCCGCCCTATCCACCATTAACACCCCCGGTCGTCCAGCCGCCGGTCACGCCGCCTCCCGTGGCCGGTCCAGCGGGCCCCAAGGGCGACAAGGGCGATCCCGGCCCTGCCGGGAAGGACGGACAGCCAGGCCAGCCCGGGAAAGACTCGACGGTCGCCGGCCCCAAGGGGGACCCAGGCCAGCCCGGGAAAGATTCGACCGTCGCCGGCCCCAAGGGCGATCTCGGGCCTGCCGGTGTCGCGGGCGCGCCCGGCGTGAACGGTAAGGATGTTGACCTGTCGAAATTACCCGGCATCACGTTCGTCGTGAAACGCAACGGGCAGACCACGCAGACGGTCACCGCCTACCTTTCGGACACCGTCAACTTCGACTTTAGCACGGTCAGTGGCGCCATAAAGGCCACGGTTACGAAAAGCGAATAAGCGATGGGTCACCAGGCGGGGAAATATCCGCGCCGCCCAGCGCTCGAGCGATACCAGGAGGAATATCTGACATGGCATACGGTTTCACGACCACCCCCGATCCCCAGATTGCCACCCAGTTGGACCAATCGTTTGCGTCGGTTCACGAGGCAATGGGGCAGACCCTCGAATCGGCCCGCGCCGGCGACCGAGCGGTCGCCGAACTGGTCCGCAACGCTGCGGCCCAGAATAGCGATCTGAACAGCAAGGCCGCCAGTGAGAATCAGATTCTCATCACCACGGCTGCCGCCAACACCTTGCTGAACGGAACCGCTGGCCTGAACACGTTGCTGTTGCGCGCCGTGCGCGACCAACCGGGTTCGCGGGACTTCGCCGGCCCCACCCCCGTTCCCGAGCCCGCGCCCGCGCCTGCCAAGGCGTAGTGATGGACGCTGAACGGGTAAGGATTCGAGATCAGTTTACCCACCGCCTACGGTTGGCGGCGGTCGATGGCTGGCGCAACAAGACGCGCACCATCGCGCCGCTAACCGCGGAGGCGGTCCAGCGATGCAAGGAGTTAAGCAATGCCAAGATCGCGGCTATCCGGGGACGAGAGTCTCACACAGGACTGCGAAACTCGGGAGGCGCTGGGTCTGGGTTGGGACGCGGCGACCAAGGCCGACCTGCTGCGCAGCCTGGACCGTGACGCCGAAGACAACCGCCGCATGTCGGAGCGCTATCATAAGGTGGCCGACGCTCAGGCCAGCGAGGCAGCGGGGGGGAAGATTGCAACCGACCCAACCAGCGCAGACGGGAGGAAATCGGACGTGCAAGTTCGCGTAAACTCCGACGACGTGACGCAGGCCAGCCCCCCTCCGCCAACGCCGATTGTGATTCAGCAGCCGGTTTTCCCCCCTGTGCCGGCCGCTACCCCGGCATGGGCCAAGGTGCTGATGACCGCGATCGTGGTGGCGGGTGCCATAGCGGTAGCGTCCTTTTTCGCCCCGATCGGCAATGCACCGACCACGCCGCCCGATCTTCCCACGCCGCCGGTTGTCGTACCCCCGGTCACGACGCGCGACAACTTGGAAATCACCGTTACCCACGCGCCCCAGCCGGCGCCAGCAACGCAGACCGCAAAATGAGCAGCGCAGAAAGCGAGATGCGATTCCTGGGCCGCAACCCGTCGCCAGCGGTAGATCTCGATCGCCGCTTATTCCTGGGCCGCTACGACGTCGCATTGCCCGAACCGCCGCCAGTCGTCAACGGCTACCGCCGCATCAGCCGCCTTTCCAAAGCCGGCAACGACCAGGCCGGAGATTGCGTGTTCGCGGCCGCCGCGCACATACACCAGGTGTGGACGGCCAACGCCGGCCCGGCCGAAATCCTTTGGAGCAACGAGCAGGTGCTGCGAGCCTACTTTTCGTTTACCGGCGGGCGCGACGTCGGCGCCAATTTGATCGACGCCCTGAAACTTTGGCAAGGGCGGGACATCTGCGGTGATCGCATCGGGCCCTATGTGGCGATCGACCCCAAAAACCCGCGGCAAATCCAACAGGCGATCGCCATCTTCGGCGGGCTTTTCACGGGGATGGTTTTACCGTCGGGTTGGTACAACGACCTGTCACATTGGTCGCTGGACAACCGCGGCCGCGGCACCCAGGGCGGCCACTGCACTCCAATCTGCGCGTACGACCAAAGAACGAGGAATTACGGCGTCTACACCTGGGGGAAAATCGTTCCCTTGGCCTTCGACGCCTTGCCTGGCTATTTTGATGAGTTGTATGCCATCCTATCCCCGGATTGGTATGCCCCTGGCAAAGCACCGAACGGGCTCAACGCGGATGCTTTACAGGCAGATTTGCAGGCGCTGGCCGCGTAAGCAAGCAGGGGGAATCCGATCGCCATTGCCGGCGCGCCGGCGTGGCGGTCGGCCTTTGTAGAGTTGAACGAACCGAAGTCCATTTTTTCAGCGAGGAAACGAAAGTGTCCATTCCACAAACAGTGCTCGATGCCATGCAGGCCACCGCCGTCGCCGGCGCTGCACAGAGTCAGGCCGTTGGGGCCAAAGCGAACGCCGATGCCGAATTGGACGACGCGCGAAAAACCGCCGACGATTCAGCAACCGCAGTGACCGCCAAGGCTGCCGACCTGGTCACCGCCAAGTCGACACTCGCAGCGGCCGTTGAACAAGCCTGGCCGACGCTCCCTTCCTGAGCCGCCTGCGACTTTGGTGGATGCTACGCAGGCGGCCATTTTAGTGAGCAAACCGCGGGAAAATGCCGAAAATCAGGGCTGGGAAAATCAGCGCACGCCACACCGTGATCGCCGGCGTTCGCAAACTTTTCAGTTTAGCGAAGTTTGCGCCCGTGCTCATTTTCCTGGTGCTGGTTTTTTCGATCAGCCTGACCGGCCGCCAACTGGGCCAGCTACATGAACAACTGATCCATCTCCACCAGCACGCCAAAGCCTTGGAACGATTGCTCGCACAGCCAGCCGAGGCCCCGCCCGCGAAAACAACCACGCCATCGACAGAAGGAGCGATGCGGACCGCCAGCGAGCCGGCCAGGAGCGGACATTGGCCCGTATTGCGGGCCGCCTGGCTGAAAGAGCACCCCGCGTGCGCAGCCTGCGGAGCGAGCGAGCACTTGACCGTGCACCACGTCGTGCCATTCCAGGTCGACCCACGCAAGGAATTGGACGCCACTAATCTGATCACCCTTTGCGAGCGATGCCACCTGGTCTTCGGGCACCTGGGCGATTGGCAGTCCCGCAACCCGGACGTTCGCATCGACGCCGCCGCCTACCAGGCCAAGCGACAAGCACGCCCGCGACCACACAAAGCAACAGGAGACAAGAAGAGGAGCCAGCCATGCTATGGAAACTCGGGTTGACATCGGGGCTCGCACTACTGGGAGCCGGGGAATTGCCCGTCGTCGGAGACTTTGGGCCTTGGTTGCAATGGGGTGCCCTGGGCATTCTGGGAGTAACGCTTGTTCGACTGTTCAATGAACTGGCGGCACAACGCGCCGATGCCAAGAGCGACCGGGAGGCCGCCGGCGCAACCATCAAGGCCATCTGCGATCGATGGGATGGCTGGGAAAAAACCAGACACGAGGACCATGAAACTTTGAACGAGACCCTAACGCAAATGCGGGAGAACTGCGCAGCCGTCACACACGCGGCCAAGCCACCATAAGGAATCGGTGGGGCGGTGGCGAAGGTACTACTTGGGGCGTCCACGCGCTGACAGTTTTAGCAACCCAACGCCGCCAACACACACTTTCTTTCACGCACAAAAAATGACCGATGACCCCCTAAAGAGGAAGCATTCGCACCACCCCTTGGTAGCCAACGCCCGCAAACACGGCCGGCGAAATTTGCAGGCCCGGGCGAGGGCCACGGCCCCGCGTGGCAACCGGAGCGAGGCGATAAGACGATCCTCTGCGCCGCCGGCGGCCCGTCATGCGGCCGCTCGAAACTCCGCTCCATCATCGCAGACGCGCGGGACGCCGGAATCCTGCTCGTCGAGGCGAAGCAAGCTGGCTCGAACGCCTATCGCATCGGCTGGGAGGCCGTGTACGCAATCCGCGGCCGGATCTGCCCGCAGGCGAGACGAACCGCAGGAAGCGACCGAGGGGGCCCTGGACAAGATCATTCTGCTATTGGTTTCGGGCGTGGGCCGGTCGACCATTACCGAGGCGGTCGGAAAATTGGGGCTCGCCGGCGACGCCGCGGCCACCGCGATCGCGGAGGCCCAGACGCGAATCGCGATCGCAGCCAGGTGGGACCGGAACGAACAGATGGGCACGGCCCTGGTCCGCCTCAATGACTGTTACCGCCGGGCACTAGGGAGCGAGGACGCGAAAACGGCCCTGGCCGTGCAGCGGGAAATCAATCGGCTGCTGACCCTCTCCGCGCCGCCGGCCCCGGATCCTGCACCGCTGGGAACGGCGATGTCGGCCGCCGCCACCGATAGCGACGCCGCCGCCGCCCGCGCCCACCTGGCCGCCTTGGGCTTCGAAGACGAGGGGATTAGCCTCGCCGAAATGTGCCGCCTTACCGTTTTGCGAGTAATTACCGATGCCCGGAAGCCTGGCATACCGATGGCACCGCGAACGCGCCGCCAAACGACAAGAGCAACAGGCCCGCGTCGGCCGCGACATCGGGCCAATTCCGCCGATTAGGAACCCACGTCGCCGCATCCGCGGGATGGCCTCCCTGCTCGATTTTTGCCGGATATACCTGGCCAGCGCGTTTCCCTGGGCCTTTTCAGACGACCAAAAAAAAGTTGCGAGGAAAATCGAAAACGCGGTGACAGTCGGGGGTAATTTTGCGGAGGCCATGCCGCGCGGATCGGGGAAGAGCACGCTCTGCGAAGCCGCCTGCCTTTGGGCCGGCCTGAAGGGCCTACGAAAATTCATCGCCCTGATCGCCGCGGTCGGCGATTTTGGCACTGGGATGGTGGACAGCATCAATAGCACACTAGAGAACAACGACATTCTGCTGGAGGATTTTCCTGAAGTAGTTTTTCCCTTTCGCGCGCTCGAGCAGAGCAACAACCGCGCGAAAGGCCAGCGCTGCAACGGCCAACTGACGCTGATCGGACGGACCGCCGGAATGTTGATTTTCCCCACGATCGCCGGCAGCCAGTCCAGCGGAGTGGTGATCGTCGGCACGGGCATCGAAGGCGGGAAACTACGCGGGTTGAGACACAAATTGAAGGACGGCAGCATCCTGCGACCTGACATGATCATCGGAGACGACCTGCAAACCGACGAATCGGCCTACTCGCCGGTCGAATGCGGAAAGCGAGAGAAGGCCATCACCGGCAAGATCCTGGGGATGGCCGGACCCGGGATGACGCCCGCGGCCGTGGTTTGCGGAACCGTAATTCGCAAGGGCGACGTGATGGACAACCTCCTCGACCGCCAGAAGCACCCCGACTGGCAGGGCGAACGCATGAAGATGATCTATGCATTCCCCACGCGAACCGACCTCTGGGACGAATACGCCCAGCTTCTGAAGGACGATCTGGCCCGCGACGGCGATGGCAGCCCGGCCCGCAGCCATTACCGCCGCCACCGCCAGGCCATGGACGCCGGCGGCGAGGTGGCCTGGATAGCCCGCAAGTCCAGCCGCGACGTTTCGGCGCTCGAACACGCCATGAAACTCCTGATCCGCGACCGGGAAACGTTCTTTTCCGAATATCAAAACGAGCCCATCCCCGGCGAATCAATCCGCCGCCCGTTGACCGCCGACCAGATCGCCCACAAAATCAACGGCCTGGCCCGCGGAACGATCCCCAAGACCGCCGAGTACGTAACCGCGTACATCGACGTCCACAAGCGACTGCTCTATTACGTCGTTTCGGCTTGGAGCGACCCCCTGGCCGGTACCGTGATCGATTACGGCACCTACCCCAAGCAGCCCTTGCGGTACTTCGCCCAGGCCACCGCACCGAAGTCCATGGAAAGCAAAACGATGAGCATGGACGCTTGGCTCCATGCCGGCCTGGAGGCCCTCACCAATACCCTTTTGGCCGCGACGTTTATCCGCGAAGACGACGCCGAATTCCACATCGGCAAATTGCTGATCGACGCCAGGTGGGGCGAGGCGAACGCCTTGGTCAAGCAGTTTTGCCGCCGCCACCCGCAGGCCGGCAGGACGGTATGGGCCGCCCAGGGGTACGGCAGCGGATCGATCCGCAAGCCGCCATTGCACACGTTGCCGCCAAAGGAGGGCATGATCGACGGCCGCGTTTGGAGGATCCTTCCGCCGACTGATGGCAATCGGTGGGTCACCATCGACACGAACGCCTGCAAGAGCCTCGTGGCCGCCCGCCTCGCAATGCCGGTCGCCACGGCCGGAGGCATCGAACTATTCGGCAGCGAGCCGCGGGAGCATGCCCTCTTTGCCGACCATTGCATTTCGGAGGCGCCGCAGGAGATCACCGCCGCCGGACTCACGTATGACGCTTGGGAATGGCTGATGCCGCACGCGGACAACCACTGGTGGGATTGCCTCGTCGGATCGATGGTCGGCGCGCTGTCCGCCGGCTGCCACGTGCCCGAGTGGGGAAAACCGCGGCGTGCGCCGCAACGGTCGCCGACAGCCCCGCGCGTCCAATACCTTTAACCCGTCCCTTTAGGAGCCGCCATGTCGAAGAAAAAAACAGACCACCATGCCGGCCGCCCCGCCGGCATGCCTAATAGCGAGCACCTCGTCGTGGCCGTCATCCCGGCCGCCTGCCCGAGTTGCCGGAGCACAGAGAGGGAATCGATCCGCATCGTAATCGAGCGCGAGGCCGCCGGCACGATGCCCAGCGGCCAGCCGCGGACGCACATTGTCTGGCGCCGCGTCCGCTGCAAAAATTGCGGCCAATACTACATCGAGCAGGAGCACCGAAACCGGGTCGCGGAAAAAACAATCGGGAATCCCGATTCTTTCACCCCCAAAAACGTTGACGCGCCGCCGCCGGACGCTTAGTCTGCGCAAATGCCCGACAATTCCGCGAAGATTGCCGAGATCAAGGCCCTCTTAGCAACGGGAGCCACCAGTGTAAGCACCGATGGCACGCATACCGCCTTTGACCCCAAGTCTTTGCGTCAAGAGTTGCGACGCCTGGAGGCCGAGGACGCGAACGCGCAAACGAATCGGCCGGTCGCCGCGTCCGTTTTCCTGGGAGGCTGGTGACAAGCATGAGCAACGGCCCCGGCTGCACCCTCTGCGACGTGTCCACTTCGGGCGTCGCCGAATTCACCGAGACCGCCGCCCCGCCCACCGAGGTGAATGCCGCCGCCTATGACGCCCTGAATCCCAAGGGCCGTCGCAAGTCCCTCAGGATGACGACCGCCCATGAGGACCGGCACCTCGGGCAGGAGCAACGCCGCCAACTCATCGGGAATATGCGCGACCTCAGGCGCAATTCGTCGCTTTTGGACTGGATGATCCGCCAGCACATCAACTATGTGTGCGAGCACCGATTCCACTCGAAGACCGGCGACGACGTGCTGGACGATGAAATTGACGCCACCATGCAGGAGGAATTCGCCGCCGATCGCTTCGACGAACTGGCCGTCCACGACCTGGATGAATTCATCCAGATCAACGAGATGATGGCCGTCGTCGACGGCGATTGCGGCACCCTGCTGGTCGACGCCGATGGCGGCCGGGTGCAGGGCATCGAGGCCGACCGCATACGAAACCCGAGCAACGCGGTCTCGTATTTTGCCAGCTACGGCGCCGTCCCCGACGAGACCTGGTACAACGGCGTCCACACCACGCCGAGCGGCCGGCCGATCGAATACGCGATCCACCGCCGCATCGACGGCTGGACCTGGTTTGAGTTTGAACGCCGCGTCCCCGCGGCGAACATGCATCTGCACGCCTACCGCAACCGCTACGACCAGGCCCGCGGCGTTTCGCCGGTCGCCACGGCCTACAACCAACTGCGCGACATCTACGAGGCCGAAGACTATGCGATGGTCCGCAGCAAGGTCGCCTCGCTGTTCGCCATGGCCATCACCCGCAACGCGGACAAGGCCGCCGGCGCGATCGAGTACGAAAGGGACGCCGACGGGAACCCGATCCGCGGCACCTATACAGTCGACTTCGGCCGCGGCCCGGTCTTCCTGGACCTCGACCCGGGCGACGACGCCAAATTCCTCGACAGCGACAACCCGGGCGGGAACTTGCAGGATTTCTGGCGGTTCGTGACGCAGATCGCGCTGAAAAGCCTCGACCTGCCATACGGCCTTTTCGACGAGAGCGTCGCGAACTTCTTTGGAAACAAGACGGCTTGGCTGAGCTACGACCGCTCTTGCGACCCGAAACGCCGCCGCGTTCGCCGGCTGTTGAACTTCATCACCGCGTTTAAGTACAGCCAACTGATCCGCAGCAAGCGGATCACGCTGCCGGCCGGGATGACGGTCGCCAACAAGCCATGGTTGTGGGTGCCGCGGGGAATGCCATGGTGGCGGCCCTTGGAGGAAGTGACCGCGAACCTCAAGGCGATCGCCGGCGGCCTGACGACCCCGCAACGGGTGTGCGTCGAGGCGGACCAGGGCGACTTCTATGACAACATCGACGAGATCGCCAAGGCGAACGACTACGCCAGGGCCAAGGGCGTCACCCTGACCTTCGCAGTCGACGCCGAACTCGCCAAACAACTCGCCGACGGCACCAATATCGGGGCCAACGCGAAAGGAAAGTGACCATGGCCGCCACCAAACAAAGAAAAGTCCCCGCCCGCGCATTCCAACTGGCCGCCGGCCCGTTCGAATTCGCCGGAGGCGACGGAGCCGCGGCCGGCCGCGCGCCGATCAAGCTGACGGCCAGCAGCGGCCAGGTCTTCAATCATTGGTTTTGGGGCCCCATGGTGATCGACAACGCTGGGATGCAACTGACCAAAAACCGCTTAACCTTGGACTATTGCCACAACCCCGACGAAATCGTCGGTTTCGCCGACAACATACAGAAGTCCGACGGGAAACTCGTCGTCGCCGGCCAGTTGGTGAGCGTCCAGCCAGGCGACCGAGCCTCCGAGATCGCGGCCAAGGGCGCCGCCGGCGTCCCTTACGAAGCCTCGATCAAATTCGATTCGTCGAACGGCCTGGTCTTAGAAGAATACCAGCCCGGAAGCGCCGCCGTGGTAAACGGCCGCAGCGTGCCGGGCCCTCTGACCGTGATCCGCCAATGCTTGCTGCGCGGAATTGCAGTTTGCCCATACGGCGCCGACCCGTACACGGATAGCGAGTTTTCCGTGGCCGGGAAAGGCGAAGACGTGACCTTGACCGTCAACCTTTTTTCCCAGGAGGGCGATATGCCCGCAACAGCGACCGAATCCACGACCACGAAGAGCGCCGACGAAGTCCGCGCCGAATTGGTGGCCCAGACCAAGGATTACTCCGACCGCTTCGGCGCCGAGTTGGCGGCCAACTGGGGCCCGCTCGGCGAGAACAAGCCCCTGCTGGAATGCTATGCGGAGTTTTGCCAGCAGTTGCGCGGCCAGCATGCCGAGGCCATCGCCGGCCGCGACACGGCCCACGCCGCCGCCCTGGCCGACTTGCAGGGCAAATTGACCGCGGCCGAGGCCAAGGTCACCGCCGCCGACGCCCGCATCGCCTCGCTGAACCTCGGCGAGCAGAAGCCGGTCAGTGGCGGCGGAAAGACCGCCGCCGGCGAGAAGCCGAAATTGGGCATCACACCCGCACAGGCGGCCTTCGCCGCCGCGTTCACCCTGCCCCAGAGCCGCAGTCCGTCCCAAAACCCATAACGACGTGTCCGCCGATAACGGATAGTCGGTTTTCCCAATCCACACCACGCCAGAAACGAAAGTACACACAATGGCACTCCCCACCCTACTCGACATCGCCCGAGCAAACGGCAGCGACGCCGTGGTCGGCCTGATCGACGAAACGACCAAAGTCCATCCCGAATTGCGGGTTATTTCGGCGCGCACGATCAAAGGTCTGAATTACAAGACCCTCGTCCGCGTCGGCCTCGGCAACACCGCCGGCAGCTTTCGCAACGCCAACGAGGGCGTCGTGCCCCACGTTCACCAATACGAAAACCGCCTGGTTGAGACCTACATTCTCAACCCGCGGTGGCAGTGTGACAAGGCCGTCGCCGACCGGCACGAAGACGGCGCGTTGGTCTTCATCGCCCAGGAGGCCGAAGGCACCCTCGAAGGCGAGATGCAGGCCCTCAGCAAGCAGTTTTATTACGGCGCCGCCAGCGGCCTCGCCAACGCCAAGGCATTTCCCGGCCTGCTCGACATGTACGACGCCACCAACATGTCCGTCGATGCCGCAGGCACGACCGACAGCACCTGCAGCAGCGTGTGGTTGGTCCGCTTCGGACCGAAGCACGTGCAATGGGTCTGGGGCAACAACGGCGAACTCCAGCCCAGCGACATCCGCATCGAGAGCGTCCCGATGGGCACGACCCCCGAGAGCTACATGGAAGCCTACGTTCAGACCTTCCTGGGCTACCCGGGCCTGCAGGTCGCCAGCCTGTTGAGCGTCGTGCGGATCAAGAAATTAACCGCCGACAGCGGGAAGGGCCTGACCGACGCCCTGATTTCCACCGCGCTGGCAAAATTCCCGGAGGGAACCACACCGGACGCGATTTTCATGGGCAAGCGGTCCCACGGCCAACTGCAGGCCGGCCGCACCGCCGTGAACCCGACCGGCGCACCGGCCCCGTTCCCGACGGAAGTGATGGGCATCGCCGGAAACGCCATCCCGATCTATGTCAGCTCGGGGATCATCGCCACCGAAACGCTCGCCCTCTAGTCGCCGCCGCCCGACCGCGTCCGATCCACTTTCCGTTTTCGCACACAAGGAAACCTGACCCATGACCAAGTTGTTAAACCTCCGCGATGAAAAACTCATCGCAACTGACGCTCTACCGGCGGCCGCGGGCACCGTCGGAGGCACGGCCCTCGACCTCGGAGCGGCGCCCAGTCAAAACGCCGCCCAGTTGGCGCTGTGCGAGCTGCTGCTTTCGGCCCCGGCCTTGACCACCGGCCAATTGCCGGACACGGTCACCACGACCTACACGCTCGAATGCTCCTCGGTCGCCAACTTTGCGACCGCGACGGCGATCGCCACCGGATGCATCGTGCAGACGGGCAACACCGGAGCCGCGGCCGGAACGTTCCGAGCCAAGCTGCCGAGCAATTGCTTGCGGTACGTGCGGGCCAAGGTGGTCAGCTCCACCAACGCCGGAAATTGCGCCGCCAAGAGCATGACGCTCGAATTGTTGTTCTAGCCCGGAGGGGGGCAAATGAGCGCAGCAGGCGTCCCTGTTCAGGGCTACAAGGTAGCGCTGGGGTTCCCGGGCCCCAGCCTATCCTTTGCCGCTGCGCGCGGCCTGCACACGTTCACCGTGGGTCGCCACGAAGTGACCCTCCTCAACAGCCCCCTGGCCGCATGGGACGCCTTCAACGTTTTATGGGTCGACGCCCTGAACATGGCCGCCGCCGGCGAGATCTCGCACTTCGCCATGTTGCATGCCGATTCGGACGTCGACCCCGGCTGGGGCGACATCCTGTTGGACATTTGCGACCGCCACCAGGCCGACGCCGTCTCGGTGATCGTTCCGATCAAGGATGCCAGGGGCATCGCCAACTGCGGCATCGGCGACCCGGACGATCCTTGGGAGCCATACCGCCGCTTCACGATGCACGAAATCCATCGCATGCCGCCGACGTTCGAGGCCGCGGATATCGGATTCCCCGGCCAGATGCTCTTAAGCGGTACCGGGTGCATCGTTTGCGACCTGCGGCGGCCCGTCTTCCGCACGACGGAGCCGGACGGCACGGTCCCGATTTGCTTCAATTTTCCCACCCGCGTGTACCGCCAGGCCGACGGCCAGGCCAAGTCCCAGCGGGAGTCGGAAGACTGGTATTTCAGCCGCACCCTTTGGGAGCATGGTGGGAGGATCGTCGCCACCCGCGAAGTCCGCCTCGGGCACATTGGCGATTTCAGCTTTCCGAATTGGGAGCCGTGGGGAAAATTCAAGGAAGGCGACGAAGAATCGAAATGGGCCCGCCAGGCCGCCGAGAAGACCATCCTGCCGACGGGAGCATGGACCGACCAAACGGAGGAGCGACACCTCTTCGATTCAGGACTCGCAGCGGCCCTCTGTGAGCGTTTGGCCGGACAGACCGTCTTGGACCTCGGTTGCGGCCCAGGACGCTACGTTGCGGCCCTCCGCGACGCCCAGATCGAGGCCACGGGTTGCGACGGGAATCCGCATACCGAGGCCATCAGCCAGGCCAACGGCCAGATTTTTGTTCACGACTTAACGAGGCCGCTCCCGCCCGAGATCTCGGCCGATTGGGCGATTTGCCTGGAGGTGGCCGAGCACATCCCGCCGGCCCTGGAGAGCGAATTCCTCGTAAACCTTTTCGGCGCCGCCCGCCGCGGGATCGTGATCAGTTGGTGTGTGCCGGGAAAAGATGGCTTCGGGCACGTCAACGAGCGCGATCCGCACTACGTGACGCGGATTTTCGTGGCCAACGGCTACCGCGAAACCGACCCCTCCCTTTTGCGGGCCGCCGCCACGCTGCCCTGGTTCAAGCACAACCTCCGCGTCTTCGAAAAGGTCCAATGTCCAACCGTTTGACGGCCATCCTGGAGGCCTCCCTGCGGGCCACCGCCTACGTCATGGGCGGCGAGATTACCTATAGCGACGGCGAGGACAGCGCGACCTTTGATGCTACGTTCGGCCGCAGCGCCTTCGAGGTGAGCGATGGCAGTGTCGCGCGGATCGAGTACAACGACCACGATTTTATTTTCCCAGCCGCCCTGCTGGTTCTGCGGGGCACCCAGAAGAAGCCCCAAAAGGGCCACCGAATAACGGTAACGGACGGACCGGCCGGCGAGATATTCGAAGTCCTCGCCCCCAATGACGGCCCGCCATTCGCATATTGCGACGCCCTGGAGACCGTGCTCCGCGTCCACACCAAACGAATCGCCTAACCAACGAGGCAAACCCATGTTAGGAACTTTCAGCGGATTGCTGACGATCGCCGGAATCCAGATGCAGGCCAACATCAGCCGCGACTTCCCCGGCGGCGAAGGCCATGAACCCATCATGCCGGCCGGCCAGGCCGGCGCCCTGAGCACCCGCACTGGCGACGCCGCCGGCGTCGTCACCCTGGCCGACGGCCACGGCCTGATCACAGGAGACAAGGTCGCCGTTTCCTGGACGGACGCCGACGGCCTCCCCTGCATGATGTATGGATTCGAAGCGACCGTCGCCGGGAACAATGCGACGATCGCGCTGGACGCCGGCGAATACCAGGGCGAATTCCCCGAGGCGAGCGTCCTGCCCGCCGAGGATTACGAAGTGGTCGTTTGCAAGAAGACGGTCAGCAATTTTAGCATCGACAAGGACGACCTGACGATGCTCGGCGTCGATTGCGACCAGCCCGCCGTGGCGATCTTCGGGGGCGCCGCCGCGATCTACCCCGTGCAGATCTCCGTGGCCAACGCGCCCGTTTATTGGGACAAGGCCAGCGGCGCCGCCAAGCCGCTGGGCAGCGATCCGACCAAAGTGGTCTGTTACAATGGCGGCATCGTGGAGGCCAAACTTCAATACGCGGTTCTGCTCGATACATGATCTACACCCACACGCTCGCCGACGCGATTGAACGATGCCTGCGGTCGAAGACATGGCCTTCGACCGGAGGCGGGGTGACCTTCGTGCGCACCCGCAGCGTGCGGACGGACCTGACCGGCCTGATCGGCACCCAGGTCTCCATCATCCCCTTTGGAACCGGGATGACGCTCGACGCCGAGGGCGTCTATGAGGCCAATCCGGACATACGCATGGTCGTGCAGCGAAAACTGGAAGGGCAGGACGCCGGTTACGACCGGACGCTGGCCGACGCCGCCGCGCAAGTCACCGAGGAGATCTGTGCCCACCTGGTCGGCCGCGAATTCCTGGGATTCCAGTGTCAGAGCGCCAAGCCGACGCCCTCCTACGACCCCGCGAAACTTCAGACCCTCGACGTTTTCGACGCCACGATCCACACCCTTTGGAAAGCGGCCTTTGATGGACCTGACGATTAAAGTCAGCGGATGCGAAGAAATCTCCGCCGCGCTGCTGAAACTCCCCGCGGAGTTGCAGGACAAATACGCGCAGCGCGGCTTAGAGGCCGCCGCTGATCTGGCGGTGATGGCCGTCAAATCGCGGCTGCCGCACGCAACCGGGTTGGCGCAGCAATCTATCGGGCACAGCCGAGTGAAGTTCTATCGCGGGAGCGGAACCCTCTTTATCGCGGTCGAAGCACAGAAGGGCTTTAAGCGAATCATCACCGCGACCGCCGCCGGCAAAACGACGATCCACAGCCGCCGCACAACCTCGGCCACGGCCGACCTGGGCCGGGTGCAAGACCCGCGGAAGTACATGCACCTGATCGAGAAGGGACGCAAGGCCGTGGTGCCCACAAAGAAGCGCGCCATGCACCCGGCCCTCGACCCAGAAGGCCGCTTTTTCGCGCATGCAAAACAGGTCACAGCGCACCCCGTCTTCCAGCCGGCCCGCGACGCGGTCGAACGGGCGACCGTGATCCTGATCGAAACCGAACTCAACCGCGGAGTTGCCGAGTGGAACGCACGGAACACCGCCAGCCCCAGTTAGGAGAAAACCCATGGCGTACCTATTCAAAGGCACCGGATCCGTTTGCGGTGTGAACTTCACCAAGAAGCTCCGCAAGGTCGACTACGACAACCCCGAGAGCGACGTCGACACCACCGGCGGTGGCGACTCGGCCAAGACCTACGAGGCCGGCCTCGACGATGAGAAGTTGACGATCGAGGTCCTCGGCGGCGACGGCCTGGCCAAGGGAACCGCCGGAGTCACCAGTATCAACTGGGGCGACGGTTCGCCCCCGGTCAGTTGGGCCTCCAGCGTCGTCACCAGCAAGAAAAAATCCGGCCAGGTGGGAAACGTCATCATCCACACGGTGACCGTGCGCAAGAGCGCCTGACATCGTGGGGCGTGCGGCGTGGGGCGTGAAACGGCCCACGCGCCACGGTCCACGGCCCACGGGAACTGACAACCGACAACTGAAAACCGAGGAGTATCATGGACATCACACACCGAATCCTCGCTGCGCAGGATTTGCCACCCCAGGACACCGGCGGCGTGCCGGAATGGGGAATTGCGGCCGGCGAGTTGTTTCAACGCGGCATGACGGGCCTGGAACGCCGCCAGTTTGAATTGATGTTTGTCCGCGACCCGTTGACCGGCGATCGGCCGCCGGGCGATCCACGGTCGCAAGCCGTCGGGTCCACCCTGGTCGACGCCACCGGAACGCGCGTCTTTACGGACGAGCAAATCAGCGAACTGTCCGGCAAGCACGGCGGCGTGCTCGATCGACTTTACGACGCGGCCATGCAACTGAGCGGGATTCAACAGGGCAAGACCGGCGCCGCCGCCGCGAAGGACGAACTAAAAAACTCGCCGCCAACCAGTGGGAGCGATTTCTCCACCGCCTAGCCCTGGCGTGGGGTTGCTCGGTCGAGGAGTTGTGTTCGCGGTGTAGCAGCCGCGCTTTGTCCCGCTGGTGGGCGTATTCGCAAGTCGAGCCCTGGGGCTGGAAGCAAGACAACATCCGCTTCGGCACGTTGGCCTCGCTGCTAGGCCCGAAGGCCGCGCAGGAAATGGCCGGACCGGAAAATTGGTTCACGGACGAACTGCCCGAGCGATCGCTCTTTGACGACAGCGAGACATGATTCGTGAGGCGTGGGGCGAGCCAGGAACCATCGCCCTTTGTGGCGAGGCCGCCGGCGGCATCGTCAGAAATGACGCGACCGGATCCCCACGCCCCACGGTCCACGCGCCACGAGAAACGCCATGCCTGAGATCGCCATCAAACAGACGCTGAACGACGCCCAATTCAAGCGCGGCCTGGCCGAGAACGCCGGCAATATCCGCAACTGGGGTAAGGAGGCTGAGCGGGTCTTTGAGTCAACGCGCACCGCCGCGGATCGCTTCGCCCAGGAGTTGGCAAAGCTGGACCGCGTCAAGGGCATGGTCGGCCTGGAAACCTACACCCGGGCCCTCGACCAATTGGGCCAAAAGTTTGCCGCCGCGGAAAATCAGGTAGCGAGAAGCACCCCGTTCAAGGGCCCTATCCCCGGCACCGCCGGCGCACGCGGAGAGGGCGCCGAGGCGATCGCCGGCCAGTTGGGCGGCATGCTCGGCCCGGTCGGCGGCGCGGCCCTGGGAGCCATCTTCAACCCGATCACCGCTGGCATCGCTACCTTTGCCGCCCTGGGAACCGCGATCCACGGCACCGCCGAGGAAATGCGCGGGGTGGTCATCACGGCGGAGAAGCTGGGGATCAGCCTGCACGCATTGGAGGGGCTCACGATTCTCGGTGGCCGTACCGGCATAGGCGCCGAGCAGTTTGGGAGGGCCATCGAAGGCCTCGAAAAAAAAATCGGCATGGCGGCCGTCGAGGGCGGTAAGCCGGCCGAGGCGTTGCGGAGTCTGAATATCAACCCCGAGGACCTGTCCAGCAAGACTCCCGAGGAAGCGTTCGTGCGGGTGGCGGAGGCGATTTCCAGCATCAGCAACAAGTTCGAGCGAGCCCGGATTGAGGCGGAATTGTTTGGCCGCGGCGGCATGGAAATGGACATGATGCTGAAGCACGTCGCCACAGATTTTGCTGAGGCGATGAAAGAGGCCCCCATTGAAAAACTCGCGGCGGCGGCCGGCCGGATGGGAGAATCTTTCCACGATGCGGGCGTTAAGGCCCACACCGTCTGGACTAGTTTTGTCGGGTTGCTTCAGGTGGGCGTCGAAAAGACCGAGCGGAACCTTGGCCTGATCGGGCGCGATGTCGAACTTGTTGGTGCCACGCCAGAAGTCGCGGCCCGTATGGCCAAACACGAAGAGGACCAGGCGCGAGCAGCGAAGGCGGCCGAGGTCGCCACGAAGACGATCGAAAAACAAAACGAGGAGGCGCAAAAACTAGGCGATGCTTGGCGGGAGGCTGCGTCGGGCGCAGACAAGTACCAAATCGCCATCGACAAGTTTCCCAAGGGCTCCGATGCGAGGGCGTTTCTGGAACTTGACGCCGCGCGCGCCCGAGAGGCCGAACAGAGCGGGAAAGAGGACGCCTACGCCAAGCGAATCAACGAGATGTACAACACGCAGGGCATGGGCGAGTATGGAAAAATGCGCTACGAAGCGACCAACCTGATCGCCGACGTGGAAAAGCGGGCGGCCGTCATCGCCAAGATCAACGAGATGGAGAGGGACGCCGACCGCATGGCCGGCGACGCCGCCAAGAACCGCCTCGGCCTGGCCGGCGATCGCATGCGCGAATCCCTGCAAGATGAGGAGGCCCGCCGCGGTGGCAGGAGCAGCCGCGAAATCCAACTCCAGCACATGGCCGAACAGGGACTGGACCCCAAAAAAGCCGAAGCCCTCGCCGGCCTGATCGCCAAGTTGGACGCCGACGACGCCGTCCGCAGCCGCAAGGACACCCTGGCGCCGAATCTCGCACAGGGCAGCCGCGAGGCTTACGACGTGCTGGCCCGGGCCCAGAGCCCGCAGGCCGACAAACAGGCCCAACTGGTCGCAGAGACCAACCGCCGCCTCGACGTCATAAGGGACTGGCTGCAAAAGCTCTACTCCAAACAGGCCGCGGTGGCCCCGGCCCCATAGGAGACCGACATGGTGGAGCGAATAAAAGAAAAATTTGACGGTCTCCGCATGGCCAAGGACGCCAAGAAAAGGGAGTATTGGTGCACGTACCAAGTCCACGGCGTCGTGATGGATTGGGATTTTCCGCGGACCTTCGTCTGGCGATGCAAGGACCTCGCCGACCCCTTCGCCCGCATGGTCGGGATCTCCGCGGCACACCAGGTGAGCCGCGATGTTTTCGATGCCGAAATCTTCTACTCCACGGCCCCCGATGAAAACACGCAACGCCAGTCGCAAGAGGACCAGCAGGAGAATCCCCTGGCCAGGCCTCCCAAACGCAGTTGGTCGATCGGCAGTCTGGAAACGTACCCGCAGGTGGACCTCGATCAGAAACCGTTCTGCGCATCGAATCACGAGCCGATCCAACAGGGCATCCCCGTCAAGATTCCGTACGTCATAAAGCGATATACGCGCAACGAAGTCTATTTCAATGAGAGCCGGGCCTTCGCGATGGCCTGGGCGACCGACTCGACGAAAAAAATCCTTTGCACAAAATTCGATGGGGGGGAGCAATTGCTCGACAAGGGCTCCCGCGTCTCCTACGTCGAGGTTCAATACGAATTCTGGTGCCTCGGCAGCGGATCCATCAAATGGGAGGAGCGCCGCCTCGATGCCGGATCGTTCTGGCTGGCCCCCACAGGGCCGGGAGGCAGTTACCAGCCAGCATTTCTGAGCGACCATGACGGCGTGAAAGCCTACGCCACCGGTTCAATACTTCTCAACGGGAACGGGGGCAAACTCGCCGTCGGCGGCACGCCCGTTTGGAACGTTTTTCGGACGTATCCGATTGCAAATCTGCACTCGCTGGGATTGCCCGGGATCTGACCATGGCCGAGGGCCTGCTGCTACAACCCGATCACGTCCGCCGCCTCAATGAAATGTTGCGGTGGTTCGAACCGCGCCGCGGAGCCCTGGGCCGCGAAACGCACGCGGGCCGCCACGGCCAGATACTCGCCAGCGACGGTTACCTTCTCGGAGTGCTCGACGACTGGCTGGGCCTGGGTGGTTCAGGTTCTGCGGCCTTCGCGTCGCGCACCTGTTGTGGCGCATGTTCCTTCATGAAGGGCACAACTTCCGGGGTACCACCGACAAGTTCGACAACGGTGAGCGTGTACGGCGGAACGGCCGGTTCAGAAACAGACACCGGGGTCGACATCACGGGCTGGGGCTGGCTGATAAACCGCGGCAGCCCCCCGATTCCGCCGGGGACAAAAGTTCTGTGCGTTTCGATCCACGGCTACTGGTATGTCGTTCCCCCGGATTGGTTCGGTGCTTTCCATTCCAGTTCTTCGAGTCAAAGCAGTCCATCAAGTCCCAGCAGTCCGAGTTCCAGCTCGTCCAGCAGTCCGAGTTCCAGCCCGTCGAGCGGATCCGAATCGCAGTCAAGCGGGAGTGGCGGTAGCGGCAGTGGCGAGGGATCGGGAAAGAGCACCGCGATTGTCCCCGTGCCCTGGAACAGGACCGGCTACGCCGCACTATTTGTGACCGAGGCCCCCGACGTCCGCTTTGAGGATTTGCTGATCGCCACGCTAAAGAGCACGACCACCCGCGTCCCGATCGACCTGCGGTTTTTGTCCGTTTGCGACGCCGGCACCATCGAGGTTTGCGGTTGCGTGCCGGCCAGGCCGGTCGCGGTCGGCGCCAGCATCGAAGGCGACCAGATCCGCCTGCAAACCGCCCGCCGGCCGCAGCAACCCCTCCGCGTCGTCGTTCACCTCAGCGGGATCCGCCGCGGATTCCGCCAGCTACGATTCCCCAGCCGCACGAAAGCACAATTCGTCGCCAACGAAGCCTTCATCAAGTCCGCCTACAAAAAACCCCCACGGAGAAAATCAGATGGCCGACATCGTTAATGCCCAAGTGGAACTGTTTGCCAACGAGCGCGTCAGAACGCTCGCAAACCGACTGACGCAAGCCTACTACGCCCTGCTCGCCTACCAGAACGATTGTGCGGCGCAAGGCATCGTCGCCAGGATTAACGCGGCCGGAGCCAGCGGAGCGATCGCCGACGGAGCCGCGGCCAGCGGCCTGCCGATCCTGAGCGGAACCCAGGTGATCAATTTGAATGCCGGGCTCTCACAATTGAGGACGGCCTGGGACACGACCGCCGTCGCCGGCGTCGGCACATCGGTCAAGGCGATCATGGACGCCTTCCAGCACAACGGATCGCCGGCCTAGGGTCGTCGCGCATGAGCCTGATCGCCCATTACCTGATGAACGACTCCGCGGCCAATACCACGGTCGCAGACAGCCTCGCCGCTCACAACGGTACTGCGGCTAGGAACACGTCGCTGATGTCGACCACCGGCAAGATCAACCAGGCCCTGGCCTTCAACGCATCGACGGATCTGGTCGCGATCACCGGCGACCTGATCGGAGCGGGAGATTTCACGCTTTCCTGCTGGTTCCAATCGACCGGGGCGGGCGGAGGAAACTACGGAACGATCATCTCCAATTCCAAGTTTACGATTTGCATGGGCAACAGCACGACCGCCCTGTGGATCAACAGCGACAATTGGGTTGGCGCCGCCGTTGCGGTAACGATCGTCTCGTCTACCAGCTACCACCTGGTGGTGCAGCGGGTCGCCGGGATCGTAGCGGTTTGGCTGAATGTCGCCCTCGTCGTTTGCGGATCGACGGGGACTCCGGCGGCCGGCAGCACGACGTATCTGGGAAATTGGGCGGCCGCCAACCGAGGATGGGCCGGTTGGCTCGACGACGTGCGGATCTACAACCACGTCCTGACGGCCGCGGAAATCGTCGCCATCTACAACGCCGGCAACGGAACGGAAGTGGATGCCCCTGCGATTACGTTCCCGGCGGTTGCCAACGTGTGGACCGGCACGGGCACCTACGGCTACACGGGTGCGGAGTTGACGCCGACTAAGGTTGCCAGCAGCATCACGAATTGCTCGGCGGGGAACATCCTCTACAACGTGGCCATCGGTGACGTGACCGGCAACGTCAGCTTGCCGAACAACAACTCGCCATCGGCCAGCGGCGATGTAACGCTGGTGGTGTCGGGTATGAAGTTTGGCGCAGCCAATGCGCAAACGGGCACTTATCAGACGACGGCCACCACTCAGGCGGCGGACGCGAGCACGCTAACGGCCAAGACCCTCAATGCCGACGGCACGGACACGACCGTAACCTTCGGTGCATCGAATGGGACGGCGAAGAGCGGGGCGGTCTACACGGCGGGCGGGACGGCACAGTATGTCACCGATCAGGCATCGGTAACGTCTGTCAAGGCTCATCTCGACAGCAATTACTCGGCGTGCGAGATTCAAGGCACGCTGAACATCGCGTTGTACGCCTTGCTGACCGACTACAGCGACCCCGGCAAGACGAACGTACTGGCCACACACGACTACACCTATGCGGGGGTGAGTCAGACGGCTTCGCTCACGTTGCCCGGCGTCGGCTACGTTCTGACGACAGCCTGGGGCGGACCGGCCACCTACGGCGTGGCCGGAACGGGATCGACGCCGACGGCCACGTTGACCGCCGGAGCGAACGTGGTCCACACCGCCTCGACCTTCGGGGCCGGCGGCACATCGATCACGCCCACCGCCGGCACCGAGGCCGAGGGCTACGCGAATGGTGCAGCGGACCAATACGCGACCGATCAGGACGAAGTCAGCGCCAAGGCCGAATACCTCGTGAACACGCAGACCATTTGCGAAATCGCCGGCACGCTGGACGGAAGTCTATATACGCTCAAGAGCAGCGTGGCCGCGGCTGGCGACGTGCGGAACGGGATTTCCCGGTACCCCGGCGGCACAACCGGCACGCTGATCGTCGCCGGCAGGGCCTCTGGCCCACTAACGCTTGCCCGGGAGATCGGCGCCAACGCCAGATTCGGCAGCGGCACGTGCGCCAAGCTGACGCCTAGCTCAACGAGCACCGCCGGCCATTGGCACTTTTACTTGCCAGTCGAGGCCGCCACGCCGATCACGTTTTCGCTCTGGCATAAGATCACGGCCGGATTCAACGGCACGCTGAAGGTTTCCATTTTCGACACCGACCTGGTCACGCCCCTGAACGGCAGCGAAACAGTGGCCCTCGTCGATGACGGCGATTACCACCAATACGAGGCCACACCCGTCACGCCGACCAGTACGGGCGTTTGCCTCGTCCGCATCGAGGCGATGCAAGGCACCCACGCCGCCGCCGATGCGATTTACATCGATGACCCCTGGGCCGAGGTATGAGCACCGCGACCGACCTCACCTGTTGGGTATCGGACACGCAAAGCGCCCCGGTCCTCGGCCGCGGCGCGGGATTCGACGTCTGGGCGTCCGACTCGGCCTCCATGCCGATGCTGATTTCGGAGACCGAAGAAACCGGATCCGCCAAGTCGTCGTCCTCCATCTCGCAGAGCAGCAGCCCGAGCCCGAGCCCCAGCAGCAGCCAGCCCAGCCCCAGCGGGCCCAGCAGCCCCAGCAGTGGCCCCAGCGGGCCCAGTGATAGCCAGCCCAGCCCCAGCAGTGGCCCCAGCGGGCCCAGTGACAGCCAGCCCAGCCCCAGCAGCTCCAGCAGCCCCAGCAGCAGCTCCAGCAGCCCCAGCGGGTCCAGCAGCCCCAGCAGCTCCAGCAGCCCCAGCAGCCCCAGCAGCAGCCCCAGCCAACCGAGCTCAAGTCAGAGCGGCCCGCCGCCGTCCAGCAGCGAGAGCGGGCCGCCGCCCTCCAGCAGCGAGGGCGGGCCACCGCCCTCCAGCAGCGAGAGCGGGCCGCCGCCCTCCAGCAGCGAGAGCGGGCCGCCGCCGTCCAGCAGCGAGAGCGGGCCGCCGCCGTCCAGCAGCGAGAGCGGGGCGCCGCCCTCCAGCAGCGAGGGCGGGCCGCCACCGTCCAGCAGCGAGGGCGGGCCACCGCCGTCCAGCAGCGAGGGCGGGCCACCGCCGTCCAGCAGCGAGGGCGGGCCACCACCTTCTAGCATACTGAGTGGCTCAACAGATATATCGACATGGCCGCCCAGTCCCAGCCAGGCCAGCCAGCCAAGTTCGAGCCAGCCAAGTTCCAGCCAGTCGAGCTCGAGCAGCAGCGGCCTCCCGTCCGGTTATTGGGTTCAAACGTCATTGAATTTCACGAGCGACGATCACACGATCAGTTTCAACGTCGACGAGCTGGAGTTAATGGATGAAGTCACACCATACCCCGACAAACCCGAGTGGTTGTACGATCCTCAGACCATATTCGAGACCCTCAAGATTTGGTCGGCCGACGTGTGTTCCAACCATATCGACTGCCCGGATCAGACCGTGATGACGACTTACGCCTATGGCGGCGGGGGGCCGGTGTTGATCCATACCCTGACGATCGACGAAGTTCCCCTTCCCCAGACGTTTGGGCCATTTGATATTACCGTTTCTTGCACGATCGGCGGAACGCCGGGCATGATCATCGGCACCGTCAAGTACATTTACGTCCCCTAGGAGTCCCATGCCAACTTATCAGCAACACCTGCGAATCGTCGTCGGAAACGTCCATGCGGTGATGCGCTTGTTGCGTCGCGACAAGCCGCCCTGGCCGGCGATCGCCGCCGCACTACCGGCGACCGTCCACCGCCAGGCGGTCCTCTGGGAGCGACTCGCAAGGCAGGCCCTCGACCCGGCGCACGCTTGGGACGAGTCCGACCTTCCACAGTTGCCAAAGCCGGCCGCCGCCGACGCACGGGCCGCGATCGCCGCCGCGCATAAAGACCTCGACGCACTGGCGACGTCCATCGCCGCGAAGGACGCCGCCGCGATCGCCGCCGCCTTGCGGTCCTTGATTCAGGCCCTCGGCCCGCTCTTCGCCCAGGCCGGACGCGCGATCGTCGCGGACGCCTACCCCGGCGCGGAGGAACCGATCCTGGTGTCGCCGGAAACCTACGCAGATTCCCACGGGAACAAATTGTGACAGCGAGCGAGCCGGAGCGACTGATTCTGCATATTCCGCTTTCACCGGGCGACGTGCTGACTGCCACGGCAGCCGTGGAATCACTCCACGCCGCCTATCCCGGCCGCTACGCAACGGCCATCCGCTGCCCCGTGCCGGACATTTGGGAGCACAACCCACACGTCAGCGAGATCGCGGACGCCGACGGTCGTGGACTCACTTTGCAATATCCCTTGATCCAACGATGCAACCAAACGCTCTTGCATTTCCTCCATGGCTACACGCAAAATCTGGGGGATCAACTTGGCATCTCGTTGATGCTCTCGACCAATCGGCCGCACTTGTATCTATCCGACGACGAAAAAAAGTGGCGAAACCAGATCGGCGACGTGTGGGAGCAACAACTAGCGGGGCGGTCCATTCCGTTTTGGATCGTGAATGCGGGCGTGAAAAACGACTTTACCGCCAAACAGTGGCCGGTGGAAAGTTACCAGGAAGTCGTAAATGCCACGCGCGGACGGATCCAGTGGGTTCAGATCGGCGAGAAATCGCACGATCATCCCGACTTGGGAGGCGTGCTGGACTTGCGGGGGAAGACGGACCAGCGGCAGTTGATCCGACTCACCTACCATGCGCAGGGCGGAATGGGGCCCGTGACCTACCTGCAACACTTGATGGCCGCGTGGGAGAAGCCGTATCTCTGCCTGCTTGGCGGGCGCGAGCCGATCCAGTGGGTTCAGTACCCGCGACAGACAACCTTTCACTCTTTCGGATCGTCGCTGGCGTGCTGCAAAGGCGGCGCATGTTGGAAGTCGCGGGTTGTTCCCTTCGGCGATGCGGCCGACGAAAAGAACAAGAGCTTGTGCGACCATCCGGTTTTGGGCGGCTTGCGGCCGGTGGCCAAGTGCATGGCGATGATTCGGCCCGGCGAAGTGCTGGACGTCCTGGAGCGGTTGCTATGACGGCAAATAAAATCCTACCACTGGCTGCGCTTCTGTCCGAGGTTGTGAAGCTGCGCGCCGCCGGCCGGTTGATCGTGTTCACCAACGGTTGCTTCGATCTTCTTCACGTCGGCCACCTCCAATGCCTCCAGTTTGCCAAAGCGCAAGGGGACGTGCTGATCGTCGGGATCAATTCAGATGCCAGCGTGAAGCGGCTGAAGGGGTCGTCACGGCCGATCGTTCCGCAGGGCGAGCGAGCCATGATCTTGGCTGGACTGACGTGTATCGACTATGTTACCGTTTTCGACGATGACACGCCGGCGGCAATGGTTGCAGAAATCATCCCCAACGTGCTGGTCAAGGGAGCCGACTGGGCGCATTGGGTGTGCGGTTCTGAGATTGTAGAATCGCACGGCGGCCGCGTGCTGTTGTTCCCTCGTTTTCCGTGTCGATCGACCAGCGAGATTATCGGAGAAATTGCCAGTGTTGCGCGACAAGCCCCTGCATAATTTTCTCTTTGAGACCGACGAGAGCGGGTTCTACGACAACCTCGACGTGCAGTGTACGCCGTGGATCGATCTTTGCTGTCTGCTGCACCTAATCCGCAAGCGGAAGCCAGCCACGTTCCTGGAAGTCGGCACCCACCGCGGCTACACTGCCCGCCTGATCGCGCAGCGGTTTCCGACCCTGCTAATCACAACCGTTGATCCTGGCGACAAGATCCCACCCGCTGAGCGGCCGGGGAATCAAGCGGGAGAATATCTTTCGCAGGCGGAACTCGGTCACATAGCGGCACCGTTTCCGAGTGTCACGATCATTAAAGAAGAGTTTCAAAAAATCGACTGGGGAGAGAAGAGATTCGACTTCTTTTTCATCGACGGCAATCACACCTACCCCCACGCATTGGCCGACAGTCGGCTCGCGCTCGAGCTGCTGACGGAACACGGCACGATCGCCTGGCATGACGTCCACAATGGTTGTGGCGTGGATAAGGCGCTGGGGGAATTGGAACTGTCAGAAGACATCGTGTGGCTGCACAACACCTGGTTTGCATATCTGCTGCGATGAACCGCCTGCACGTCTTCAGCCTTGATCGTCCCCACCTGTCATGGATGGCTCTCGGCGATACCGCCGCACGCATTCTCGCCGTTGACAGCATCATCCGAAAGTACGACTTGGGCGCGATCATCATTCCGCACAAGAATCCGACCCTGACCGATCTGTGGAAACGGGCCTTTGGGGATCGGTTGGTGCAACGGGAAGCGGACATTCCCAAAACCCACCGCTATGCGTCTGTTTCTTTCCCCACCGGGCAGGATGGCTGCTACGGCCAGGCCGGCTGGAACATTTTCGAGCAGGTCTGGTGGGAGCTTGGGTTTTTCGAGACGCAACACCTCTACATCGTGCCGCCAGTGCTGTATCGCTGCGCGCCGTCCAGCAAGGCAGCGATGGTCTACCCGCTGGAACACACGGACGGCAATAGAGTTTACACTCCAGAGTGGTGGCGAGCGACGCTCTCGATGCTCAGGGACAAGGGGTACGCAATCAACGTGCTGGGTCACGTGAACCAATGCGCGCACTTTTGCGAAGGCGGCCCCGTGGCGTGGTTTCCCGCGACGGTTGCCGGCATGGCGCAGTGCATTGCGGCCTCCTCACTCGCCATGGGAGCGAGCACGGGGCCAACGTGGGCGTGCCTGATGAGCGACATACCGCAGATTGTTTTGGAGTCGCATCGCTCGCCGTCCGGAGGCTGGTTTTTCGATCGCTGCCAAAAAGTGTTGGCCAAGCACCTCCGCATTGCCTCGACGATTGAAAGTCTGCTGTGAACCGTACCGTCATAAACTTTCCGCACGGCCTTGGGGATGCCGTTCACTTTCGACTGGCCTGCGAACTCTATCGGCAGAAGGGATATGACATCGGCGTCAACGCGCCGGATGACAAGCAGATTATTTTCGGGCCGCACTTCACAACGGAACCGGGGCTTGATCTTGGTTGGTGGCAGGAAGACACCAACATTACCAACCATGAGACGTGGCAGAACGGCAACAAGGCATTTCGTGCGGTCAACCTCCATCCGCTGCCACGAATCGACACTACGATAGAGGAGCTTGCGGCCGTGGAAATAGAAATCAACGCCGGCCAACAACGCGAAGCGCCGACGCCGCGGCCGTACATTTCCATGCACCCACAAGGCGGCCCGGGCGGTTATTGGGGCAGCAAGTCGCTGAACGACGGGCAGATCGCGTCATTGGTCCACGGACTTTTGGAGCGCACGTCGTTGGACATCGTTCTACTAGAATGGCACAACCCCTACCCGACATTTTCCAATGAGCGTGTATGGCTGGAGAAGCGCCCGCCGCTCGCACGGCTGGCAAACATCATCGCACACGCGGAACTGCACATTGGCGTGGACTCGGGGCCGCTCTATCTGTCGCGACTGACCAACACGCCGGCCGTGGGCCTCGTGCCGCATCCGTTTCACCATCCGGTGATTTTTACGCTGCCCCGCCCGCGAGCAACCTACGTCAGTGTGCCGACAGCGCTTTCAGCGCTATTCCCGGACCTATATCACGTGATCGAAAGTCCCGCGCTACTCAACATGGAAGTGGTGGTCAAAGTTGCTAATGAATCACTTGCACGTCTTTAACCTTGATCGGCACCCCGACGCATGGATGGGACGGATGGCACTGGGCGACGCCGCCGTGAATATCCTTTCGGTTGACAGCATCATCCGAAAGTACGACTTGGACGCGATCATCATTCCGCACAAGAATCCGACCCTGACCGATCTGTGGAAACGGGCCTTTGGGGATCGGTTGGTGCAACGGGAAGCGGACATTCCCAAAACCCACCG